CGCGCGTCGAGGGCGGCGATCTTGCCCTTCTCCAGCGCGATCTGCCCCGACACGTCGCCGCCGGTGAGCGAGGACACCGGAACGCCGATCAGGAGAACGCCGACCGCATCGCCGGCCACCGCGCCCTGCTGCTTGCTGGAGAGCGCGGCGAGGGCGTTCGCCGCCGACTGCCGCTCCGCCAGCGCCCGCTGGCAGGTGACGCCCTCGTAGGCGCTGCCCATGGAAACCGGAGCGATGCTGTTCGGCGACTGCGCGCAGGCGGCGAGCCCGAGCGCGGCGGTGATGATGGCGATGTGCTTCATTGCGTTTCTCCCCTTGCTGTTCCGGCGCCTTCGGCCCGTGGGCGATCTGCCGGGTGATGGGGATAATGTGCGCTATTCGCACGAAGCAGTCAAGTGCGAAGTGCGCACCTAGCCCAACTAAATTGTGTGCCCCCCCCCGAATCGCTATGATGGGCGCATGCGTATGACCGAGAACGACCTACGGCCGGAGTTGCGGACCCCCGAGGTTCATGGGGTGGCCGTGGCGTTCCTCGATATGGTCTCCTGGCGCAGCCGGCTTGTCGCGCGGATGCGGGCGCAGACCGGAGCCCGCGGGCTGACCCTACTCGACCTCAACATCCTGTTGCAGGTCTTCACTTTCGGGCTGGCCGGCGGGGCAGGCACGAGCCCGCAGGAGATCGTGAATAACTTCAGGGCGGCGCGGCGGACGGTGCGCGATGCGCTGGGGCTTCTGGAGGGGCTGGGGCTGATCGTGCGGGAGGACGACGGCCTCTATTACCCGACCGCCGAGGCGGCGCGGATGTATAACGAGACCTTCGAGGAGCGATTCCGCCTCATCGTCAAGGTCTGCGAGACGTTCCCCGACTACCGGCGGTCAATAGGGCGTTAGACGCCCTACGCATCATTGCATCGGCGGATTTTAGCCGGCTACATACGCCAATTCCGATAGGTCGGCGGGGCGAAAATAATGCCAAGGTTGAGCAATGTGCGCTGAGTGCGACGCCTTCCTGGCGGGCGCCCGCGCCCTTAGCCCTCCGGCTCGGATTGAGCTGCTGGCTTTCCTTCGAGAGCTTCGGCTGACAGCAGGGCGCGCATCAACACCCGCGCCCGAAGCCGATCCGGCCCCGACAGCGCCAGGTACTCCTGCATCATCGCCATAAGATCGGGGTCCATCTGGTTGTGAGCCTCGGCCTCCCCCAGCAGCTCCTCGATTTTCTCCAGCTCCCACGTTAGGAAAGTCCGCTTACCGTTTAGCGACTTACTAAGCTTGGTTCGCTCCATGCCGATCTGCTTGGCAAGCTGACCGAGGCCGACGCCCTTCGTTCGCGCCCGCAGCCTGATCCACTCCGGCGTTATGTCCGTGATTTTCATGCGGTCGATTATGCGGACTTTCACAGGCATAGTCGCTCGCACATGTTCGCACTTGACAAGGTGCGATTTGCGCACAACAATGTGCCCATGCTAAACCCGGCCAAGACAGTCATCGAGATTTGCGGCGGAACCAAGGCGGTGGCCGAGATGGCCGACCGCACCGAAAACCGCATTCGGCGCTGGACTTACCCCAAGGGTAAGCGCGGCGGCACGGGTGGATTGATCCCCAGCGATGTGCAGGGGCTCCTGCTGGCCGAGGCCCGCAAGCGCGGCATCGACCTGCGCCCCGAGCATCTGATCCCCAACGAAGCGGGGAGCGCATCGTGATGACGCTCCCCGCCCTAACCGCCCCGGTGCACTACCGACCAACTCGTTACCCCTCCGCCGGGACGGAACCGCATAAACAACACAACAGGCAGCCTATTGAGCCTCACAATACGAGGTTGATCGTGCCAAATCCGTCCAATTCCATTGTTCGAGGCATTCTTACCGGGGACAGAGGCCGCGACATTTTCGCAGCCATGCTCCGCCATGCATTTCCCGGAGACAGCGACAACGAACGTGCCGAGCGGGGCGCACCAGTGCTCGGCGTGTCAGTCCGCCACTTCCGGCGGCTGCTTAACTGCGAACACGACGCCAAGGCCCCGCAGGTCTTGGCCGTGCTCGTGCTCATCGGCCTGGAGGCCGCAATCAAGATCATCTTCCGGGGAAGCTAATGCTCAAGAGACTGTGGCTCCACGCGCTCTCACGAGTTGCGGAGGAGAAGGCGAAGAAATCGCTGGCCCGCGCAATCAAGAACGTGGCGGATCATGTCTTTTTTTGCGCGCAAAAGGACGAAATTGTCCACACCTTGCGGGCGAATAACGCGGACCGGGGCGATTAGTTCCGATGGGCCGCGCCCCTTTCTCGAATACACGCACGGCGGCTGATCGAGCCTCGTGCGGTATGCCCGCCGCCGTTCCTCCCCCGAGGGCAGCGGGCTCTAGCCGGGCGGTCGAGTCCGCTCCTGCCCGGCCTTTTCTTCAGCGGGCGTCGGGCGATCATTCATCGCTCAGCTGGAACTGCGTCGAGCCGGGGCGATGGTCGCCCGCTGATCCCCGGCACCCATTCCGCGCGGACTCCTCCCCCGCGCGGGATCGGCGGGCCTGTCACCTCCCCCCGGACAGGCCCGCCCCCAATCCCGAGTGCGCCGGGCTCGCGCACGCATTCCGTCGGCGCCCCGGTGGTCCTCTGAGAGCCGCCGGGGCATGACCGATTGGATCGACAGCCTCCCCGCCGACATCAACCGAGAGATGGTTCGCGGGTACATTGACGGTCGCAACCCTGACAGCCCCGAGCCCTCCGAGAACCGCTCGCACAGCTACCGGCATGGGTTCGCCAATGGCCGGGACGATCTTCGCCGCTCGCCCCGCACTTCCGCGACGCGGCTCCGGGAGATGGCGGCGGAAGCGGAGATGAAGGACGCCGCATCATGACAAGCGCACTCTCCCGGGCGGAGGCGGCATGATCCGGCGTGAGGAGCAAATCGGCGATTGCCGGCTGATCCTCGGGGATTGCATCGAAGTGCTCCCGACGCTCGGGCCGGTGGATGCGGTGGTGACGGACCCGCCGTATGGGGTTAACGGAGCGCAGAACACCAAGACGGCCAAGAATCGCGGCGGGCGCAAGAACGACTACAACACGTTTACCGACAGCCCGGAATATGTTGAGCAGTTCGCAGCAAAAGCTGTGCGGATTTGCGTTGACCGGTTCGGTCGTGTCGTCGTCACCCCCGGTAATAGGTGCTTGAACCTTTACCCGTCCCCCAACAGCTTCGGGGCGATCTACCAGCCGGCCAGTGTAGGCTTGCAGGCATGGGGCCGGGCCGACGCCCAGCCGATCCTTTACTACGGCAAGTCACCGCATGGTGGGGTGGGCATCCCTTCGCAGCGGTGCTCCTACGTCTCCACCGAAGCCGCCGAGAAGAATGGGCATCCTTGCCCGAAGCCGTTGGGATTGATGCGCCAACTCGTCAAGAGCGCATCCATGCCGGGCGAGACCATCCTCGATCCATTCATGGGCAGCGGCACCACCCTCGTCGCCTGCGCCAAGCTCGGCCGGAAGGGCATCGGCATCGAGATTTCGGAAGATTACTTCGAAATCGCATGTCGCAGGGTGGAAGAAGCGTATCGGCAGCCGGATTTATTTATCGAAACCCGCAAGCCCGACGCCAAACCCCCTCTGCTCCCAGGTATGTAGACGATGGCAGTTCGCACACAATACATCGAGGTTGCGGATATTTTCCCGCCAGTCTTTTATGCGGCGAGACCACGTCCATACGCCGCCGACCGGACGGACCTTCGTACTCGGATCGATGTGGTTGAGATCAAGCAGCCGGATGTCATCAACTCCGCAGGCTACGCATCGCCCCCCGAGCGCGGCAATGATGTCTCGCTTCTCTTTCCAATAGCCCTCCTGTCGTCGCCTGTTGGACGCAACGCGCTTGCATTCGTCGCAGCAATACCGATCAAGGCACGGAGCCTCGCACTCCGCACAATGGCCGGTGCTCCATCTGGCGCGCGCATAGCAGCGCCGGGAGCAGTACCGTGCACGTTCAAGCCCAGCCCTAGATGGCTGGACGTAGAATTGCTGCGTGCATGCAATGCAGATGCGGTGATGGCCAGTAGGCTTCCTATTCGCAGGAAGCCCGCTAAGGCCCTTGTTCCATGGGGTTTTCATGCAGCGATTATAGCATCGGGAGATGCGCTCGCAAGGTATTTCGACATCGCCTGCGAGCGCGTCCGCAAGGCATACGCCCAGCCCGACCTGTTCATAGACCGCCCCGCCCATCCGAAGCAGGAGGCGCTTGAGCTATGACCGCACTCGTCGCCACCGAGAGCCAGGAGCAGGCCGCGCTCGTCTCGTGGTTTCGCTGCACATTCCCCGGCACCCTCATTCTCTCCATCCCCAACGGCGCCCATCTCGCCGGCTCCGGGCCGATCCGGGCCATGAAAATGGCGAAGCTGAAGCGCGAGGGCCTGACGCCCGGCGTGCCCGACCTGTTCATCCCGGAATGGGAGTTGTGGGTCGAGATGAAGCGGACCAAGGGCGGCCGGCTCTCCGACGAGCAGGAGACGATCATCGGCTACCTGCGCAACATCGGGCAGCGGGTGATCGTCGGGGAAGGCTGGGAGGACGCGGCGGAGCAGTTGCGGGCGGAGGCGCGGGATCATGACCGCTGATCGCGTGATCGCGGCCCTCTACGTCGAGACCGGCGGCTGTTACTTCGGCTTGCCCGATGTCGATCCATGGGACGAGGCGCGAGACGCCAGGCGATACGCCGGCCCGTGGCCGGTGGTGGCGCATCCACCTTGCGACCGCTGGCACCAACTTTCAGCTGTTAACCATAAACGGTGGGGCTTCAAGATCAACGAGGACGGCGGCTGTTTCGCGTCGGCCATCGAGGCCGTCCGCAGGTGGGGCGGGGTTCTTGAGCATCCCGCCGAAAGTCGTGCCTTCCGATTCCACGGGATTCCAGAGCCGAGCCGCGGCGGGTGGCAGCGTACACTCTACGGCGATTGGATTTCTGAAGTTGATCAGGCTGCCTACGGGCACAAGGCGCGCAAACGGACTTGGTTGCTTTACGGGGGCTTGGTTCCGCCCGAATTGGATTGGCGCCGAGTGAAGGGCACGCATCAGATCGGCCTTTTCGATCAGAGGCTCCCTCAACTGCCGGAAGCGGAGCGCGCCGCCACCCCGACCGCCTTCCGCGACATGCTCATCAGCATCGCCCGCACCGCGCAGCCCTCTCTGCCGATGGCCGCCGAATGACCCCCGACATCGCCACCCTCACCGACGCCGAGCTGCGGGACCGCATGGCCGCCCAGGCCCTCACACTCAGGGAGAAGCAATTGCCCGAACCGTTCCGTTCCGTTGGCGAAGTCGCCGCCGAGATAATCGTTGACCTGGTGGGCATGCTCGACGGCATCCGCAATCTTGAGGAGCCGCCCGCCGCGGTCGCCGCCGACCGGATGCTGATGTGCTGGCACGAGGCGAGCAAGCCCGAGCGTCTGGAGTTCGCCCGCGAGGTCGCCGAGGCGCTAACCAACCCGCAGCGGGCGTACCTGTTCCTGGCGTGCTTCAGGGCCATGAACGACGAATGGCGGCAGACGGTGGTCAACGGGATGCAGGCGGAATTGCTCGCCGCGGCGAATGCGGAGGGAAGGGATGCTGCGTGATGCCCTCGCGGCCCATGTCGATGAGGAAGTCAGGCCGGTGTTCTTGGCGCTGGTCTGTCTCTGTGCCGGGGGCTCGTCATGCACCGCGACCGTCGCGGAGATCGTGGCCATCACCGGCATCTGCCGCCGCTCCGTCTGCTCGCATCTGGCGAAACTGGAGCAGCTCGGAAACCTGCAAATCGAGCGCGGCGGGGGGCGTGGCAAGGCCAGCAACTACCGCCCGATCATCAGTCCAGAAACCGTCAAAAGGGTGCAAGTGGTGAAAATGCCAAACTGCAAAAACGGCAATGGTTTCAACGAAACCGTGCAGCCCTTTCCCCTAAAGGGTGTTTGTTCTAACGACGATTGCACCCTTTCCGACGAAATCAAGGCGCGTCGGGACATGGATCGCCGGACCCGGGTAGCGGTGCGCCGGCAGCAGGTTCAGGACGGCTATCTTGCTTTCATAGCAATGCTCGACGCCGACCAATTCGCTACCGTTCCCGCAGTGGCGAAGTCCCTCGGCATGTCCCCCTCGACGGTGCGGAGTGATCTCGACGCGATCTTTCGCACCATGGACATCAGCTATGAGGACCAGCGCCGCCTGCGGAAGTCTCAGCGCAAGCCGGCCCATTGGGGCAAGCTCCGGGTGGTGAACGGGGGGCGCTTCTGATGCAGAAGGCCGCCGTTCACGAGGACAAGACCCCGAAGCTTCCGCGCCCGCCTATGGCCGAGCATACCCTCGCGGCGCTCTGCGGCGGCTATGTCCGGTATCTCGCCCGCCGCACCGGCGAGACCGAGGAAGCGATCCTCAACCATTACCAGTGCGAGACGGGGCGAAAGCCTGACGCCGACCGGGCCGCCTTCCGGTATTGGGCCGGCAAGAAAGTGTACATGGCTGACCAGCTCCGGGTCGATCCCTTCGCCGGGAATGGGCTGTGATGCCTGACCCCATCACCCCCGCCGAGCGCGCCATGATCGCCGCCTACACCGGCCCGATCACCCGGTTCGCGCCCCGCGCGCCCCACGAGCCAGCCTGGCAGTGGGACGGGCAGACGCTCGCCCCGACGCACCCCGGCGGCCGGGAGCGAGCCATCGCCGAGGCCAAGCGGCGCTGGTACGGCTCCATCAAGGGCAACCGCGCCCGCATGGCCCAGCGCAACGCCGAGATGAAGCGGCGGCGTGAGGAGGTGGCGCGGTACGTCGACCTGGGCCTGACGACCGCCGAGATCGCGTCGCGGCTCAACGTGAGCACCAAGACCATCCGCCAGGACTTGCGCGCCATGAGGGCGGAATGACCGCCTGCCCGTGCTGCGGCGCTCCCGTCGAGGCGGACCCGCTGGCCGAGGCCATGCGCGCGGTAACGCCGCTGATGCGTGAGATCGTCGGCTACCTCGCCCGGCACCCGGGGCGGGTCGTCCAAGCGCGTGAGATTGCTGATTGGGTGCACCGCGACGACCCGGACGGCGGGCCGATCTGCGCCCATGAGAGCGTGCAACGGATCATCAGCACCAACCGCCCCCGCCTGCGCCCGCACGGCTTCGACGTGCTCGGCCAGCCGGGGCCGGAGGGCGGCTACGAACTGCGTGCCTATCGGAGCAACCAACCGGGACAGAGCCAATGAGATACCTGATCGCCTTCGCCGTGCTTGCCTTCGTTGCCTTCGCCTTCCCCGCCCATGCCTGGGACTTGAACCAGCTCAACAAGCGGGCCGACGAAAACCTCGTGCAGGTCGGCAACGGCTGCTCGGGGACGCTGGTGGACGTCGAGCACCGGCTGATCTTCACCGCCTACCACTGCATCGACCAGGCGATCGAGGCCGAGACCCAGCCGAAGGTGGACGACCACGGCGAGGTGCTGGTGGGGCCGGACGGCAAGTTGCTCACCGCCGTCAAGAAGAAGGTCCAGCCCGTCCGGGTGAGCCAATACTTCTGGGTGGACGGCAAAAAGCAGCAGGTCGACTACTGGTCCGAGATCGTCGCTCGCAACCAGAAGCTCGACGTGGCGATCCTGAAGATCCCGGCGACGGTGGGGCCGCTGAAGCTCGCCATCCTCGCCAGCGAGGACGTGCCGCTCGGGGCGCCGGACTACCACCCGCAGCGCGGCTCGGTCGTCTGGCACATCGGCAATCCGATGATGCTCTACGGCACGGTCACGAGGGGCATCGTCTCTTCGAACGATCGTTCGCTCGCCGACTACGGCATCGAGGACAACGCCTTTTTCGTGCAGTTCGACGGCGGCATGACCGGGGGCAGCTCCGGCGGCGCGATCTACGACGACACCGGGACGTTCATCGGCATCACCACCCTCGGTGCGCCGAACGCGACCTTCATCGGTCTCGCCGTCCCGATGGCGGACGTGTGGAAGGTCGCCGAGGACGCCTGCCTTGCGGCGGACCTCGGGGGCGAGAACCCGGCGAAGTGCGGGCCGAAGCCTTCCGCAGCGCCCATGTCGCTGGACAGCAAGTGATGGCAGCGCCACGCCGCTGGACCAGCGCCGAGGTGGCCGCCATGCGCGGCCGCTATCGGGACGGCCTGAGCGTCAAGGCCATCGCTGCCGCCGAGGGCTGCCGCCGCTACGAGACGCTGCGCTTTGCGATCATCGGCAGGACATACCGGGACGTGCCGGGAGCCGTGTCGTTCCGAGAGATGCGCCGCGGCGAGCAAGCCAAGCGGACAAAGGAGGCCCGGCGCTGATGCCCACCCCGCGGATTTACGATTACGCCGAAGTGCACCGGCTGTCCTCGCAGGGCCTGTCCTACACGCAGATCGCCGAACGCATGGGCGCGCATCCGAAGTCGATCTGGAAGATCGTGAATGGCGCCCGCCCGGAGCGCAGGGCAATTCCCATGCACGACCCCAAGCCTGCCCCGCCCCGCCACACCTACGCCACCGTCGAGGCCATGGTCGCCGAGGGCATCCCCCGCCGCGAGGCTATGCGGCAGTTTCACAGGAGCCGCGCATGAAAGGCTTGCTCTGGGCATTTGCCGCCACCTTCCCGCTCGTGGTGGTGGTGCACGCATCCGACTTCAGAATGTCGGATTGGCAGTTCTGGGCGATAGGCGGCGCCGCTCTCTGGTGGCGCATCGTCGGCGGGCTGGCCGATCGCTCGGAAAAAGAGAGGGAAAACCGATGAACTGCACTTGCCAGCGCGCCGTCCGCGAAGAGCGCGCCGCCATCTGCGATTACATCGAGGCCATCGGCCAGCGCACCATCGCCACCCGCATCCGGGACGGCAGGCATCTGGAGCCGGTGCATCGGGAGCATCGCAAGCGCCCGTGGACCGAGCGTGGCGACATCGAACCGAGCGGCGGCGTGTCGCAAAGCTTCAGAATCGTGTGGGAGGATGACGCATCGTGACAACCTCGTTTGACCAAGGCTGGAACCAGGCGCTGGAGGCGGCTGCCGATTGGCACAACGACCGGGCGGAACACCTGCTCGACGTGTACGGTGACGGGATCGACAGCATAGGTACGGCGGCGGTTGAGACGCATTGCTACTCTGCTCACCTCATCCGCGCCATGAAACGCCCCCAACCCGCCAACGTGCGGGCCGCTGACGGCGATCTCGACCTTTCCCGGTACAGGACCGCCGTCGACCTCCAGCGCGCCCGTGAGGCCGCACAGGCGCCCTCGTGGGCGCGAGCGGACAGCGGGGTGGAGTGATTGCCGTGACCGGCTGGCATTATCAGATCGTGCGCTCAGTCGAGGATGGCGAGGAGCGATTCAGGGTACACGAGGCGTATCCCATGGTCCGAGGGAAAGCGGAGCCGCTGCCGATCACCGAACGACCGGTAGAGATTTACGGCGAAAGCTTGGACGATCTAAGGGAAACTCTGACCCATATCATCGAAGACCTTGACAGGTTCGGCGCAATCGAAGCGTCGGACTATGGCCCCGATTTTGAGGGCGGCCCCACATGACCCTCGGCTCTGACTGGATGGACTACGCCGCAGCGGCAAGGCGGCGGGAGCGGGAGACCACCGATTGATCTTCGCCCCGATCGTCACCTCGTTCACCGGCCCGCTGATCCGACCGGGCGAGCACCGCTGGTATGCGCTGACCACGGCGCCACAGCGCGAGTCCGCGGCGAAGATGTGGCTGGAACGCTACGGGGTGGTGAGTTTCTACCCGGTGGTCGAGGGCAAGAAATGGCGGCGCAACCGCATGGTGCCCTTCCAGCGCCGGTACATCCCGGGCTACCTCTTCGCGCAGTTCCCCGGCGAGCCGATCTGGCATATCCTGCTGTCCTCGCCGTTCGTCAGGGACGTTCTCAGGCGCCACGACGGCACCCCGGGTATCCTGCACCCGGACACGCTCGACCGGCTGCACGCGATGAGGGCCATGGACGGCGAGTTGGAGGCCAAGCGCGCCGCGCGCCGGCTGATCCGCAAGGGCGACCGGGTGCGCCTTCTCAGCGGGCCGTTCGAGGGCCAGGAGGTGGAGGTGGTGGAGGTTGACACGGCGGCGGGGCGGGCGAAATTCCCGATCAAGCTGCTCGGGGCGACGCTCGCGGAGATCGCGTTGGACAAGGTGGAGAAGGTAGGGTGAGGGTTTGGGTTCTATCCCGCCGGGGTTGGGAAGACCTGAAGGTCGTTGGCGTTTTCTCCTCAAAGGAGGCAGCGGAGGCGTTCTGGAGCGCCATGCGCCCTTCGGAAAAGGGTATGGGGTATCAGCCTGAGATCGAGGAGTGTGTCATCGACAATCCGCGCTCTTCGCAGCCCAGTTGACTAACCTACCGAACCGCCGTTACAATTCCACTCGGCTCCTTCTCCGGTCTGCCCCCGTCCCGCGGAGATACACGGAACGCCGCCCCGGTGCCGGGTTTTCACCCCCGGAAATCGCCTTCATTCCGCCCGCTTCTTCGGCCGCCCGCGCGGCATAGCCGGTTGCGGATGCTGGAGGAGCTGGCCGTCGTTGGCACGGACAGGGTGCTGGTGCTGGTGGGCGTTCGCAGGAAGTAACCAAACTCAGGAGGCCCGACCGCTCAGACCGGCGGGGTTTCGCCATGGCAGCAACCAAAACCGTTCCGACGCTCCTGCAACAGGAGAAAACGCGGGCGGCGATCCAGACCACCCAGCTTGTAAAGCGCTTGCAATTCTATGCGTTGGGAATTGATGACCCCAGCGAGACCAAGCTGTCGGATGGCGCAAAGCCTGTTGAAATCGACGCGGGCAGACTGAGGGCAATCGAAATCCTCCTCCGCAAGTCGCTGCCAGACCTGACAGCGATGACCGTCTCGGGCGATGCCAGCTCGCCGCTGATCCATGAAATCAGGATGCGCATTGTCGATCCTGGCGCTTGACGTTCCGCGCGCCTTCGCGCCGCTCCTGCAACCGGCTCGTTACAAGGGCGCATATGGTGGGCGCGGCGGGGCCAAGTCGCACTTCTTCGCCGAGCAACTGATCCTCCGCTGCATCCAGAAGCGCACGCGCTGGGTCTGCATCCGCGAGGTGCAGAACACCATCAAGGAGAGCGTGCACCAGCTCCTGGTGGACAAGATCGCCAAGCTGGGGGTCGAGCACCTGTTCGACGTGCGGCGGGATGAGATCAGGGGGCCGCACGGCTCGCTCATCACCTTCCGCGGCATGCAGAGCTTCAACGCGGACAACATCAAGTCGCTTGAGGATTACGACGGGGCTTGGATTGAAGAGGCCCAGACGCTGAGTGAGCGTTCGCTGCGCCTGCTCCGCCCGACGATCCGCCGCGAGGGCTCGGAGATATGGGCGAGCTGGAACCCGCGGCACGACACGGACGCGGTTGACGTGTTTCTGCGCCAGAAGCCCCCCGAGGGCGCGATCGTCGTCTCGGTCGGCTGGCAAGACAACCCGTGGTTTCCCGAGGTACTTCGGGTGGAGAAGGACCACGACTACGCCACCGATGCCGACATGGCCGAGCACGTCTGGGGCGGCGGCTATGAGATTGTCTCGGAAGCCTACTACTACGCGCGTTGGATCGCGCAGGCCGAGAAAGAGGGGCGGGTCGGCTTCTTCCCTTGGCGCCGGGGCCTGCCGGTTCACACGTCCTGGGACATCGGCGTAGACGACTACACGGCGGTTTGGTTTTGGCAGGAGGATGGCCGGAACGCGCGGGTGATCGACTATTACGAGACGCAGAACGACGGCGCCGAGCAGATCGTCAACGCGGCGCTGCCCGAGTTCGACCCGGACCTTCGCCGAGCCGCCCGGACTATGCTCGACATTGGCCGGGATGATCCGTGGGTCTACGGCAACCACTACCTGCCGCATGACGTGCGGGTGCGGGAGTGGGGCGCTGGGGCGCGGAGCCGGGTGGAGAGCCTGATGGAGCTCGGGCTGCGCAACATCGTCAAGGGCGCGCAGCTTGGCCCGGAGGAGCGGGTGAACGCTTCCCGCCGGTTGCTGCCGCTGGTGCAATTCCACCAGACCGAGCGGGTCGCGGTGGGCATTCGTCGGCTCCGCCGCTACGCCCGGAAGCTGAATGAGCAGATGAACGTCTACACCGGCCCGTTGAAGGACGGCAACGACCACGGCGCGGACGCATTCGGCGAGTACGCGGTGAACTGCCCGCTGACGGTGATCCCGGAGATCCCGAAGCCGAAGCCTTGGGTATTGCAGACCGGCGTTCGCATCGGTCCGCCCGGCCCTGAAAAGAAGCGGAGACGGCTTTGAGCGAAGAGAACAAGCCCGACTATCCGCGGGACGCCAAGCCGTGGCACGCCAAGCTCCGGGAGGCCGAGCGTCGGGAGCGCACGTATCACAGCCGGTGCGACGAGATTGACGACATGTACGCGGGGCTGAAGCGGCGCGCCGACGATCTGATCTCGGACCGCGAGTTGCAGGTGTTCTGGGCCAACCTGCAAGTGCTGATGCCGACGATCTACAGCCGCCCGCCGGTTCCGGTGGTCGCGCCCCGCTTTCGGGATCGCAAGCCCGTGCCTCGCCGTGCGGCCGAGCTGGTCGAGCGTTCGCTGATCACCGATACCGAGACTGACAAGACGCATGACAAGCTGACGCTGGCGCGGGACGACCTGGCGCGCAACGCGCGGGGTGTGGTGTGGGTGGTGCCTGATCGCAGCCCGGTCAGGGCTCGGGCCAAGTGGGTTCCGCGCAAGGACTTCCGCCACGGCTGGGGGCGGTGCTGGGATGAGGTGCCGTGGCTGGCGAAGGCCAGCTATCTGAACAAGGCGCAGGTGAAAAAGCGGTTCAAGTCGCTCCCCGAGGGGGTCGAGTTCAAGGTCCGCGAGCCCGACGCGACCGACGAAGACAAGGACATGTTCGAGGAGAAAGCCCGGCTCTGGGAGGTCTGGGACAAGGAGGAGAACTGCGTCGTCTGGGTGTTCGACGGGGCGAAGCTGATTTCCGACCATCAGCAGCCGTGGGTGCAACTCGAGGATTTCTGGCCGGTGCCGAAGCCCGCCTATGGCACGCTGCGCCCTGAGACGCTGATCCCGATGCCCGACGTGGTGTATTACCAGGACCAGTTGGACGAGATCAACGAGCTTACCGACCGCATCGCGGGGCTGACCGAGGGGCTGCGGGTCAAGGGGTTCTACGCGGCGGGCTCGGGCGACATCGGCTCGGCGGTCGAGCTGGCGATGGCCGATCTGGACAGCAAGGGCGTGATGATCCCGGTGAGCAACTTCGCGGCGCTCGGCGGCGCTTCGATGAAGGATGCGATCGTATGGCTGCCGATCGATCAATTCGTGGCCACGCTCCAAGCCTGCGTCGAGACGCGGAAACTGCTGATGCAGGACGTGTACGAGATCACCGGGCTTTCCGACATCATGCGGGGCGCGACGGAGGCGCAGGAGACGCTCGG